GGGGCTGGGCACCCTATGGTATTGGATACCCGATATAGTCCCGTTGTCCACTCTTCAGGGTTGTTCCCGGTTAGCGCCCACATTTCAGAGCGCTTGAAAAAGATTGTCATGGAATAGAAGTTTCCGCCAAATTGGGCAAAAAGCTCCAATCCTCCTGTTATCGCGGTATCGTCACCGATAATCAGCTCTGTTGAGTCCGGGCCATTGAAACAGTCTGGGGTGCGAACAGACGATACCAGGACGGAATTCTTCATGTGATCGACATTGTTGCACAGCATCAACCGGCCCTTGGCATACAGGGGGAATTGATACCCGCGAATCTCATAGGGAGCCGGGATTCCAGCGCAGTAATCTATGTAACAGCCATTGTCAAGTTCTCCCGAAAAGGAGATTTTATAATAATATAGTGCAACGTCTTTGTTTTCCTTCTTTTTGTACTCAGAACCATATGGGACAGGGAGCCATGTAATTGAACCCGCCTTGCCGAGCGAAGCACTGTCGTCAAATGTTTCATCGACTATATTGGTTGCCGTTGTCCATGCCGATCCGTTCCAGTATTCCACCGTTGCCGTCGCTGCGTTGCTGTTTGCGTGGTCAGGAGTCACGCCAAGCCATACCCCCTGCTGCGGCAGCGTGAAGCCAACCAATATCCAGCCTGTTGAAGTTGCAAGGCTGGCGACATCGGCATAGGTTTGTTCATTGAGGTCGTAAAAGTCTTCTTCGCGTACCTGTTGCGTGTAGTCAGTGTCCTTTTTAGATGTATGCTTGATGAAGCTCATACACTCTGCATATTCCCCACTCCACACATCATTCAAAAGCTGAAAGGGGGCTTGGACTGTAACATGTGAAATAGTGACCGTTGCATCAATCTCGCTGACATGAATCTTGTAGTAATACAACACAGCCCCGTTATACATTTTTAGTTTGGCTGTAGAAACTGTAGATGTAAAGGTGACTGTCCCGGTTTGAGCACAGGAGATTCCTCCGTCAGCCGTCCCATCGCTGAGACTGCTTACAGCCGCCCAATCCGTGCCGTTCCAATAATAAGCCGTCATGGTCGATGTGGCAGTGTTGGCGGTTCCAATATAGAATGTGAAACCGGACAGAGGGCGAGTCGCACCAAGGTAGAAGGATCCTATACCGTCTTCATCGGGAACCACTGTGCAGACTTGAGAGGCGGTTGCCAATGTGTTCTGGACTTTCTCGGTCTGGTCATACTCAAACCCGGAGGACTTTGCATCGTAATTCAAGAATGCCCCGACTTCCGATTCATCGCCGCCCCATATGCAGGTATCAACGCCATTGCAATAACAGACATGCCCTTTGGGGGCGATAGAGAAATACCCTGTTCCGGCCCCTAAAGAATCCGACCACAGATCCGCTTCCACTCGGTCGCCAGCCGCCGGAACTGCCTGTGTAAACTGACGGACTTTAGACGCGCTGTGGGCCGTATTATAAGAATGCGTCAGTAGATGGTTTTCTAAAGGCTGGTCTTTGTCGAACTGGATGGCGTTCCGGGTATCGGTGTAGGTAGTGAAGGCCGTGGAATTGATCTTCGCCATGCCCCGCACACCTTCCAGGTTGTCGGAGGTATAGCGGACATTGGTAAGTTCCCGGTAGTTCTCCCCGATCAAGGAAGGGTCGAGGGATGTAATGAGCTTTTTGTTAAGGCGCAGCTCACGGCGATGGACGTTATTGCGTGGCATCTATACCACCCCTTCGTTCTTTTTTGTTCGGTCAGTTCGGTCTGTTCGTGTCCGTTTGGTCAGTTCTTGCCTGTTCGTGTCTGTTTGGTCCGTTCGTGTCTGTTCTCTTTCGCTAATTACTATCTATAACTTCGGTCGCGATAGCTTCGCTTCTTGAAATTGAACCTCAGGCCCGTTCGGTTCCTGCTGGAGTTCTCGTTGCGATTGGCCTCCCGGCACTTCAGGTCGAAGAACTTGTAGAACGCATCCCCGAAGTTGGGATCGCGATCCCGGTACTTGTAGAGCCACGCTGCATACATGACTAAGGCGCGTTTATAGTCCGGATCGAAACGGTAGGCCCGATAGGAAGAGTAGACCGGCGTGGGCTTCTGGAGATAGTAGAGAGTGATTGTGTACCCATCGGTGGACGGCGGCGGGTCAAGGATGAACTGTTTACAGCCACCGGGAACAATCACATAGGCATCGGAACTGTCCCAATCGTTGTCGGTTCCGTCGAACAGGGCGGTGATGAGTTCAGAGGTGGAGGTAACGGAAATTACAACTCCATCCGATCCGTCAGTCGTGTTGTGAATGGCATCCCCGGCCTTGACGTTAGCAAACGGGGCCGAGGTGTCATAGAGGATCGCTTCCCCGTTGGACAATGCGCCGGAAGAGGTTGCTGTTCCGGTAATGGGATCGTCCAGGGTAGACTTGTCGATAATGGAAAAGTTCCAGGGGATTGCTATGGAATCATCGTTGTTTGCTAACACAATCCCCTGGTGATCCCGCCACTTCAGCCAGTAATCCGAAGACCCATCATTCAGTTTGCAGACGTACTCATTCCGGTCATTCTGAAGATAGAGCTTCAGGAAATCGGCGTTGAGATCGTAGGCGGTCTGATCGGCAACGGTGGTTATGGCCTGGGTGGAGGTCAGACACCATGTCCGTGACACCAGCTCGCACGCCGCCTCATAGAGATGGTCGTAGGATGTCCGGGCGTCCATGAATGACGAGGTGCTGGCCTCATTCAGGGTGCTATACAGGGCGTCAGTGAGGGTTTTCCCATCCATAATCTATAAACCTTTCCGCTCAAGACTTCTATCGGTACTGGTTATCGTCTTAACGCTTCTACGTTCGATTCCTCACCCAACAGCTTGCTTGCGATCTTCCAGACCTTCTCCGCGCCGGTGCGGGTTACTTTGCCACCCGTTACCCTGACATTGGCTGCATGGGCGGCCTTGAGGGTGTCTCCGGTGAGCTTGATGCACGGCTCCGTCATTCGCCGCATTTCCTCCTGGGCGTAGGAGATTCCCCTGGTCTGCTGCATCTGATCGTAGGTGAACATCCGGTCGCGGATCTCATTCCCAAGTTCTTCGCGCACCCGATTGATCCGATCCTTGGTCTTGGATGATAGCTTTGGGACTGCCATCTCGAACTGGCGGAGCTTGGCTTCCTTGTCGATCAACGCCTGTTTGAATTCATTGAGCGATCCCTTCGGCACGAGGTCATTCTCTACTGCATGTTTGTCTCTACGGATTGACTCCCGGAGATTGTCTCCCATCACATCATAGTAGAACATAGGATAGGTGCTGGCGATGTTCCCTTTGCCGTTCTTGTCCGCCGCCCCGAAGAATACGAAATCCTCCGTGCTGTCAATCTGATCCTTCTGCTCTTTCCCGTTCCCCTGTGGTGCTCGTGTTTCTACTGACATACTGACTCCCTTTCGTAAATGATATGTAATGCTATGGTCTCCCTGGTAATATGCTGTTCTTCCCTCTATATTTAGGGCAGGACGGGCCAGGGAGAGGGAACCCGCCCCACCCAAGGGGGAGCTGTGAAATTAACAATACTTCTGTGGTGTATCATACCCGTATAGTTGCCAGCCTGGAGCCTTGAGAATGGTTCCGTGATCGCTGTGCACCTTGACCTTGATTCCCCGTCCCATCGCCATCCCGATCCAGAACTCAATCCCGGCCTTCTGGTGGATGTAGTCTGTGCCGGTTGTGGCGTTTACTCCATAGAGGTTAATGGAGGCGTATTGTTCGTAGATCGCCAGGGCCAGGGCGTACTCGGTTGTCCCGGTGAAGTAGTCCACCTGGAAATAGTCGGTGATGAGGTCGATAGGGTAATTGGACAGGTCGATATAGGGAATCTGGTCCTCTCTTGCCTGTTTCCGGGATTTGAGCCAGAGTTGTCGTTCCTGTTCACCCCACCGGCCATCATCGTACACGTTCATGTCGATAACGAGGTCTACTTTACGATTCAGGTTGGTGAGAGTGATGCCCCAGGAGTATTCGTCCAATGGGGCTTTCTCCCAACCTTTTCCTCGTCCTATGATATTAACTGATTTGAGCATTTATGCTACGTTACTGTGTCAACCTGCGGAGCAAGAACGCCAGAAGCAGCCGCCGTGTTGGACACGTAGTTCTCAGCCATGTAACAGGCATCGCCGGTGATAGCCGCCGCAAGAACTACAGCCGCACCACCGAACAGTCTGTTGTCGGTAATGACCCCGGTAGAGGCCGTGATAAGTTTGATGATGGTGGTGATCGTCGCCCCTAGCCATGCGATCCGGTTGCCAACGATCCTGCACTCAACCAACGCCGCAGATCCACTCACGCAAATGGAGGCGGTTGCGGCCTTGGCAGTGATCCAGATGTCGTTGTTAAGGAAAGCAAAATCATCTACACCGACGATATTGAACCATACCTGATTGGCGTTGGCCGCTGCGGTCTGCCGATGGCGGCAGTTCTTAATGGTCAACTGGTCGGCGGTGTTGGCAGAGGTAAGGAACTGGATTGCCTGACCGGAAGCGTATGGTTTGAAATCAACGGCATCAAGAGTTACCCCGGCCCCAGTCACCGACCACATGCTCACCACCTCGTCGATGGAAATGGTGCAGATGATGTTCTTGATGGTGACGTTGGCAGCCGAGACAACGATGGTTCCTGCGGTTGCCGACCAGGTAAACGTGGGACGTAGATTGCCGTTTCCGAGGCCGATGATGGAGATACCGGCGACGTCTACCGTAATTGCACTGGCCGACCCGATGGTTTCCGTGTGTCCGGGGAGGAGATAGATGACATCCCCGTTGCTGGCGGTACACTTCCCAATGGCATAATCGAGGGTGTCAAAAGGACGGGCGACAGTCGTGCCATAGGAGGGATCGTCCACTCCGGTTGAGCTGTTTACGTAGAATACATTGCCGGTAATGGGAAGGGCATCAACCCCTGACCCAGTGACCGGAACGCCATCTACGGTAAGCCCACCTAGTAATTTTGTAGGCATATTTGAACTCCTGAGATATGGTTATGCCGGGAGTGGTTGGCCCCCGGCTGTTTGTTATATGGTCTTAAAGTTTACTAGCTGACCTGGTGCCCATAACAGAAGCGCCATTCCTTAAAACCGAATGCCACGCGGAACCGGATACTCCATTTGGCGGCGAAGGTTTCAAAGTCGATGGTGGTGTTGGTTTCCTTGGGAACCCGGTCAATCATGAGGAGATGGCGTTTCATTTCCCGGCTGTCAACCACGAACCAGTTGTTGGGGTCGTAATCATCAAGTCGGGGG